AGAGTATAATGGAAACACTATTCAAACTCATGAGTGATGCTCAGTCATCACTTTTTGTTTTGTTTCATAAAACTTGGGCATTTCATTGGAATGTTGTTGGTGAAGATTTCACTCAACTTCATCAACTCTTTGGTGGACAGTATGAGACTATGTTTGAAGAGATTGATCGTCTCTCAGAACATATGCGTTATCTAAACGTAAAACCTCTTAGTTCTCTCTCAAGAATGCTTGAGGTGACTCAAATCAAAGAAGCAGCAAGTTCAACAGGAGCAAAAGAAATGCTTCAAGAGTTACTTGATAATAATACCAAGTTTTGTGAATTGATGGCAGAGATCTCAGAGGAATCTGAAGAGCAAAAGCAATATGCAACTGCTAATCTAGTTCAAGATTTGATGGAATCTCATGGTAAGTTTGTATGGCAACTCAGAGCACATTTACAATGAATATGGTAAAGAAAAATGATTTCAATAAGATGCAAAGATTGCAATAAAGAAATAACAGGACACCCAGCTAAAACAGTAACATGTGGCTGTCCTAATATGGCGACAATTCGTGGTGATAAAATTTCAGCAGTTGACTTATCCCGTATTGTTATGTTAAACTCTATTCAGAAAGAACAAAAATCAAATGTTCTCACTTCACAAGATATTGCCTGGCAAGAGGCAAGACGCCAACGCAAAGTAAAGCGTTTGGATTTTGAAGTCCGTTGAACCTCCCACTGGAAAGGTGGTCGAGTGGTTGAAGGCTCCAGTCTTGAAAACTGGCGAAGTGCAAGCTTCCGTGGGTTCGAATCCCACCCTTTCCGTTTAAGATTAATTATAAATTTAATATTCTCTTAATGAGTGTTACGTTATGAACACATAAGTTGACTTTAAAGTCCCATGACTAGTATATAGTAGTATCACGGGACAAACCCATGGATCAACACACCTATGATAATTGGGTGAAGATTAAGGCAACTTTTGAAGCCTCTGGCAACACTGATAATAGGTTCTACAAAAGAGCAGTTGAAATTGTAAAGACGCGCAGAGATCCTCTCGCAAAATTTCTTGGAGACGAGAAATGATGCACGAACAAGAAGAGTTTATTACACGTTCTGAAGTTCAGGAGATGATCGATGCAGCAATACGACGACACAACCGTAATGCTTCTATCATTAGTATGTGCGTCGGTTGGGTGGTTCTTGCTTTATTTGCTGAGGGACTTTTGAGGTTGATAGGCGTTATTCCACCATTACTACCATGGCTCAAAATCACTCTGAACTAATCTTCTTGGTTCCTTGGTTTGTTCTTGTGGTGATTGCACTTACAATGTTCGTGCAAGGTTGGATGATTATGAATGCTCATCATGGGTATTCAAAAAGTCCAAAGGTAAAACATCCAGAATTAAACGACGTTAGAGCAGGAGATACTTTACTAGTGATCAAATTCACCGAAGAAGACTTGCAGGAATTGCACCAAAGAATTCTCCAGCAAAAAATGAATGAACTCTTTGAAGAACCATCTACTTATGAGGACGAAGAAGATGATTAAAACTCTTTTAATTTCAACTTTAATTTATGGATCAATTATGGGGATATGGATTTATTGGGGATTGACTCATGCATATTCTCAATAAGCAAAGGTATTATTTTGCCATGTCCGCTTTTGTGAGAATGTATGGTTATTCCGTTATACACAACATAGACATCAGACAGTTTTGTGTTGAATGGTCTAGTTGGGAAGTCAATGCCCCATTAACGGGGCTTGATGAGGTGGACCAATACATGTATTATGAATACAAGAACTGGAGGGGAAGATGATTTTTCATCTTGTTGAAACGCTAGCAGCAAGTCCTTTCTTTCTTTTTCTATGCGGAATGGGGTTGACAGTCGTACCATTTGTTGGTATTATGTTTATACACAGAGACAAATAACGGAATGTAGCTCAGTTTGGTAGAGCACTCGCTTTGGGAGCGAGATGTCGCAGGTTCGAATCCTGTCATTCCGACTCATAAAAACTTCACTTTATGAAAATGAATCAAGAAATCGAAGAACTTCAAAAATTTACAGTTGAAGAGTTTCAAGAAGATTTTGATGCTCTGATAGAAAGAGTTGAAAATGGTGAGTCATTTATTATAACAGATGGAGAAAGAAATGCAGTTATAGTTCCTTATAACGAAGTGGTGCATGTATTTGAAGACTCGGTTGTGGATGAGGATGTGATACGAATACACACCGACCACGAAGAAGGTAGTTGACAAAGCGTTCCAGATTCGCTATTATAAATCTGGATTTAAGCGAGTGAGACTTGGTAGTCAGAGGAGTCTTATAAACTCTTTCCGCCAGATTAGCGGCTTTGAGGTGGTTCGAATCCACCCACTCGTACCTTGCTCCTTTAGCTATCTGGTGAAAGCAATCGACTCATAATCGATGTGAGGTGGGTTCGATTCCCTCAAGGAGCACTTGACAGATTCACTGTCAAACTTGTATAATAGTCTGGTCAACATTCAAAACAATGACTCTCACAGCAAAATTTAAGAAAGACGTTCAAACTCTTCGTAGTGCCGCAAATGGCGAGTTCTACCTTGATGTAAAGAATCCGAAACTCTACAAAAAGGTTCGTCGCTACTATGAAAATGAGGGTGTAGTATTTTCTGGTGATCCTCTGGATGATTATGAAATGCTCATGGAATATGTCGCTAGTGATATTGAGGCAGTCGAAGCATGATGAATGTAATAAGGAAACCAACTGTTATTATGGAGCGGTTTCCATATCGTTATGTGCAAGTGGGAACACTAGAAATCAACGGCAAACCTGATTGTCGTATTCAGAAAGTAGATTCCTATACTGGTCGCTATCGTGACATGTATCACTGCGATAACGAGATGCAACTGATGACTGCAATGGAAGACTTTGAGTATACTAAATGGTTAGATCCAGATCGTGTCCCATGTTATGTAAAAGATGATGAAGAACCTAATGTATTTTGATGATATGGAACTGATGCAACTTCAGTTCTGTATGGAACAAACAAAAAAACAAATGTCGATGGGTGGAGAAATCCGTCGCCATGCTTCTATCACTCAAAAGATTGAGGAGGAAATGGAGCGTCGTAAACAAGAAACTGGTGCTTATACCAGAGAGGGCTTATTGAGTCAACTGGAGAAAGAACTAGAGCGTTTAGAGAGGGAGGTCTGATAGTCACGGAGAGACTTTAAAAGTACTGGTCGGGAGCAAACCCCTTATGTCTAAATCTGATCTCCTAAGGTGGATTGGGAACATTCTTCTCATAATTGGTTACCAAACTATGTTATGGGGAGAATTTAAATTTGGTTTGATGATAAAAATAGTTGGGGGTTTACTCACAATACCCTTTGCCATTAAACTAAAACTTTGGGATGTATTATTTTTATGTGCATTCTTTGGTATTTCCGAGATATCAAAGTTAACCCAACTTTTCTTAGTTTCATAAAACTAAGTGGTGGAGTCAAAATGACCCCTATGAGTTTCTTGCTTCTCTCAAGAGCAAGTGGTGCGGATGGGGAATTCTTTCTCCGCCTGGTTTCCAATTTCCAGTTAAAGAATTGGTGGCGAGCCTGAGTTACAGAGGTGGGTTGCATAAACCCACCTTTTTTAGTATAATGATAAAAAACTATGTTTGTATGAAAATCGGTTTTAATTGCAGTTGTTTTGATCTTTTTCATGCGGGGCACGTCACGATGCTAAAAATGGAAAAAGAAATGTGCGACTATCTGAAAGTAGCACTTCAAGTTGATCCTACAATAGACAGACCTGGATTGAAAAATAAACCAGTACAGTCCATCTATGAAAGATACGCTCAGGTTCAAGCATGTAAATACGTTGACGAAATTCTTGTTTATGATACTGAAGCAGATCTTCTCAATTTAATCAAAACTCAAACCTTTCATATTCGATTTTTAAGTGAAGAGTATAGAGATGTTGAAGTTACTGGGAAACAATATTGTATTGATAATGGTATTGAAATTCATTATCATATGAGAAGGCATCAATATTCTACTACTGAACTTAGAAACAGAGTTTATGATCTTGAAAGTGCAAAAAGAGAAGAGAAAAATATTAAAGACATTCAGCAATACTCTCCTGAGCTATTGGAAAAATATTCACTGAGAAACGATTGATAATGAGAGTTGCTCTAATTACGGGTATTACCGGACAAGATGGTTCTTATCTTGCAGAATTTCTCTTAGAGAAAGGATATGAAGTTCATGGTATAATACGACGCTCTTCTATGATCAATACCCATCGTATTGACCATATATTTCAAAATATTAAGTTACATTACGGAGACTTAACAGATTCTACTAATATAGTCAGAGTTATTCAAAAAGTTCAACCAGATGAGATTTATAATCTTGGTGCTCAAAGTCATGTCAAAGTATCCTTTGAAATGCCTGAATACACTGCTGATGTGGATGCTGTGGGAACTCTTCGCATTCTTGAAGCAGTCCGTCTCTTGGGTATGGAAGAAAGGGTCCGCATCTATCAAGCATCTACGAGCGAACTCTACGGTCTTGTTCAAGAAACTCCGCAACGCGAAACTACTCCTTTTTATCCCCGTTCTCCTTATGGTGTAGCAAAGTTATACGCTTATTGGATTACTAAAAACTATCGTGAAGCATATGGAATGTATGCTTGCACGGGTATTCTTTTTAATCACGAATCTCCTCGTCGTGGAGAAACTTTTGTTACTCGCAAAATTACTAGGGGATTGAAAGCGATATCTGAGGGAAGAGAAGATGTTCTTCGCCTTGGAAATATAAATGCAAAGCGTGATTGGGGACACGCGAAAGATTATGTTGAAGCGATGTGGTTGATGCTTCAACAAGAAACTGCAGATGACTATGTTGTTGCGACGGAAGAACAATATTCTGTACGTGAGTTTGTAGAAGAAGCAGCACCTTACTTTGGCATGAATATTGTTTGGGAAGGGGAGGGTGATAGTGAAATTGGAATTGATAGTAATACAGGTATTGTTCGTGTTATAATTGATCCCAAATATTTTCGTCCAGCAGAAGTTGAAACTCTACTTGGAGATTCAACAAAAGCAAAAAAAAATCTTGGATGGTCTCCGAAGTTTTCATTTAAACAATTAGTTGAGGATATGTGTATCAATGAAAAGTGATTCTAGAATTCTAATTGCTGGTGCCAATGGCATGGTTGGTAGAGCGATTGTGAGGAACCTTGAAAGTAAGGGATATACTAACCTTATTAAAGGTACTCGTGATAATGTTGATTTTACAAATCAAAATGAGGTTGAGCGTTATTTCTGCTCTGAAGAACCAGAATATGTTTTTCTTGCTGCCGCTAAAGCTGGCGGAATTATGGCAAACAAAACTTATCCTGCCAATTTCATATATGATAATTTGATGATTCAATCAAATGTTATCAACGCATCTTATAATTTTGGAATAAAAAAACTACTCTTTCTTGGATCTTCATGCATTTATCCAAAACACCCAAATCTTCCAATTACCGAAGATCAACTTCTTGTCGGACCTCTAGAAACAACAAATGATTCTTATGCGATTGCAAAGATTGCTGGGATTAAAATGTGTCAGGCATACCGTAAGCAATATGGATTTAATGCAATCTCACTGATGCCAACTAATCTTTATGGTCCTTATGATAATTTTAATCTAGAAACATCGCATGTTCTTCCAGCGATGCTTGCTAAGTTTCATGCTGCTCTAGACCATAGCAAACATTGGGAAGTAAAACTTTGGGGAGATGGGTCTGCGATGCGCGAATTTCTTCATGTTGATGACCTTGCCGAAGCTTGTTATATCTGTATGCAAAATTATGAAGGAGAAGAGCATATTAATGTTGGAACAGGTGAAGATGTAACTATCAAACAATTAGCAGAAACGATTGCTAATATTGTTGGATATGAGCGTGATATTAATTGGGATACGTCAAAACCGAATGGAACTCCACGTAAGGTTTTGAATGTAGATAAAATCAAATCTTTTGGGTGGAAACCTCAGATTGAACTTCACCAAGGAATTACTCAAACCTATGAGTGGTACAAGAAAAACTTGCTTTGATGTGCTATAATATATACTAGGAGATTATTGATTTGTTTATGATTCAATATACAAAAACAGCACTTGTTCTTGGTGCTGGTGGTTTCATTGGTAGCCACATGGTTAAACATTTAAAGAGTAAAGGATATTGGGTTCGCGGAGTTGATGTAAAATATCCAGAGCATTCAGTATCTGTTGCAGATGAGTTTATTCTCGGTGATTTAACAGATCAACTTCTTGTAGATAAGGTAGTACAATTCAAGGGTCCTTATAATAATTTTTATAAATTTGTTCCCAGTAAGCATATTGATACTTTTGATGAAATCTATCAGTTTGCTGCAGATATGGGTGGTGCTGGATATATTTTTACAGGAGACCATGACGCAGATGTTATGAACAATTCTGCGTCAATTAATTTGAATGTTCTTCGTTCTCTCAAAGATTTGAATGAGATGAAGGGAGTGAATAAAACAACCATTTTCTTCTCTTCTTCCGCATGTATGTATCCAGAGTACATCCAATTAGACCCGAATAATCCAGGTCTCAAAGAAGATGATGCGTATCCTGCAGGACCAGATAGTGAATATGGATGGGAAAAACTGTTCTCGGAACGTCTCTACTTTGCTTACAATCGCAACTATGGTATTCCTGTACGTGTTGCTAGATACCATAATATATTCGGACCAGAAGGAACCTGGAGAGGCGGTAAAGAAAAATCACCAGCAGCAATCTGTCGTAAGGTAGCAGAACTTCCTACTGATGGTGGCGAAATTGAGATTTGGGGAGATGGCGAACAAACACGTTCATTCCTTTATATTGATGAATGTGTAGAAGCAACTTATCGTCTTGTTCAATCAGACTTTATGGGACCTGTGAATATTGGTTCTGAAGAGATGGTAACAATCAATCAACTTGCAGACCTTGCTGCGAAGGCTGGTGGTAAGACGATTACTAAAAAACATATTGATGGTCCTCTAGGTGTTCGTGGGCGTAATTCAAATAATGATCTAATTCGTGAAAAACTCCAGTGGGATTACTCTATGTCACTTGAGGAAGGCATCGCAAGAACTTATGATTGGATCAATTCACAAATAGAAAAAGAAAACTACATTCCTTTCCACCATCCCGTTTGATATGAAAATTACAGTATTAGGTTCCAGTGGGCAAATCGGTGCTTACCTGACAGAGTATCTACGTAACAAAGGACATCAGGTGCATGAATTTGATTTGGTGAATACACCAGATGAAGACATGACTACAATCCCCAATCCTCTTTTGGAAGAAAGAATTGCTGATTCTGATTTTGTATTCTTCCTTGCTTTTGATGTGGGTGGGTCACGATATCTGAAAAAGTATCAACACACTTTTCAGTTCATTAATAACAACTGCCGTCTGATGGCAAATGCATTTACCCTTCTGCAGAAATATAATGTGAGATTTGTGTTTGCATCATCTCAGATGAGTAACATGAGTTATTCTCCATATGGTGTTCTTAAAAACGTAGGAGAACTTTATACCAAATCTCTTAATGGATTGATTGTTAAGTTTTGGAATGTCTATGGCATTGAAAAAGACTATGAGAAAGCACACGTTATTACAGACTTTATTCGTAAGGGATTTGAAACTGGTGTAATTGATATGCTTACTGATGGTGAAGAACAGCGTGATTTTCTTTATGCAGAGGACTGCTGTGAAGCACTTGAAACTGTTATGGAAAACTTTACTGATTTCACTTCAGAAGACAATCTTCATATTACTAGTTTCCATTATACAAAAATTAAAGATATTGCCAGTATGATTTGTGGGCAATTTGCTTTAAATGGTAAGTATGATATTGTACTTCAACCATCCGAAGAGAAGGATTCAGTTCAGTTAGATAAGAGAAACTTGGCAGATACATTTATTACTAAATGGTGGATGCCGAAAACATCCATTCAGGAAGGAATTTCCAAAGTCTTTAATGCGATGAAGGAGGAATATGAAAGTAATTGATGTATTTCCTTTCTTCAATGAATTAGATATTCTTGAAATTAGGTTGAATATTCTCGATCCATATGTTGATTACTTTATATTAAGTGAAGCAACAAAAACATTCTCTGGTCTTGATAAACCACTTTTTTATCAAGAAAATAGAGACAGGTTTGAAAAGTTTAATCATAAGATTATTCACAATATTGTTAATGATACAACATCACCAGAACTTCATCCATATCAAAGGGATGTTTTTCAAAAAGATAATATCAAAAAAGTTGTTCTTGAAAATGCCTCTAGTGATGATGTAATTATCTGGAGTGATGTGGATGAAGTTCCAAACCCAGAAGCAATCTCAGAATTGCAATCATACTTTGAGCAAGATGCAATCTTTCATTTTGCTCAAGAAAATTGTATGGGATACTTGAATCTTGTTGAAGTCGGTGGTATAATTCGTGCTATGACTACTGACTGGGACTATGATGATAGACCCAGGTGGTTGGGTACAAAGGTATTTGGAAAGTCAATTCTTGAAAAATATACTTTGTCTGAACTGCGTAGTAAGCAAGAGAATGAAAAGAATTATAGAATTTTCCCTGGTGGATGGCACTGGAGTTATGTTGGAAGTGAAGGTCTTTCCGTTGAGGAGAGGGTGTTGAAGAAGATTGAGTGTGCTGCTCATTCGGAGTTAAACAACGATCAAATCAAACAGAATGTTGCTAGAGTTAAAGATAATAAAGACCCACTGGGAAGGGACTATGCAATTTATCAAACTGTTTCTGTAGATAATTCTTATCCACAATACATCCTTGATAACAAAGAGAAGTTTGCAAGTTTAATCAAATGATTGTTTCTGAAATTTACGATGGTTCTGGTATAGGAAACCAACTCTGGCACATAGTTGTTCCAAGAATTATTGCGGAACGAATGGGTTATGAGTGGGGTATTCAAAAGAAACCTACCACTCCATTCAAAGCATGTGCTTTTATGACTAACTTTGATATGGGTAAACTAGTCATTGGTGGGCATGGACCTGAAGGCGGACCTCCTGTTGAATTGCCAGAAGGAATTGCTAATTACTATTTGGAGCGTAGGCAAAGATATCCCTCTTATATGGGTGGGGAAGAAATGAATATCTTTGACGAGCATCTTTGGAATGGACTTGAAGACAACACGAAAGTAGAGGGTTACTTTCAGAATATGTCTTATATTAATGATCGTAGGGATGATATTATCAAATGGTTAGAGTATGACAATAAAATTACTGACTATTCTTCTGATGATATTTGTGTAATTCAATTTCGTGGTGGTGATTATTTGACTGGTGCTTCTTGGGTTCCCCCAGAGTATTATCAGAGTGCAGCAAAACATATGTTGGACAAAAATCCAAATATGAAATTTGTTTGTGTAACCGATGACCCAGAACATGCGAGACAATTCATTCCATTTGCAGAGGTTGTTGGTTCTGCGGTGATGGAAGAAAAAGATCCATATCAAGGTAGTATTGGATGGTATGCTTATCCTGGTGGTCCAGTTGGAGTTGATTATTCAATTCTCAATACTGCTAAGAATGCAATTATTTCATCTTCTACTTTTGCATTTTGGCCTGTTTGGACTAATAAAGATTGTGATGTAATTGCGCCAAAGTATTGGTTTGATTTCAAAACTTCTAATGGTTGGTGGAGACCTCACGAATCTATTGTGGATGATTGGTACTGGTTAGATCGTGAAGGTGATTTAATGACAGGAACGGAGTGTAAGAAGGAATATGAAATGTATAAAGAAACAAAAGAATTCTATAGGAGCATCAAATGAGTAAAGTTAAAATTTATACTTATTCCCATAATCGTCCTGATTTTATCCAACTTCAGTACGAAGCAATTAAACGCCATGTCAAAGATGACTATGAGTTTATTGTGTTTAATAATGAACGTCCTGGTGGTGATGGTGGATTTGATGAATCCAAGATCGGTGAAATCAGTTCCATCTGCGAAAAGATTGGAGT